CTCTTCCAAGCAATTTCCTCGCGTGAAAAGCCTTTAAATGTGTGTCCCGGTAAGGTAGATCCATTGGTACGACTGGAAAGTGACCCGGGACAGGGGGTAGAGGGTGTCCCGGCCCCCCTTGACGATCCTTCAACTGGCACGACCCCCCGGGACACCGATTTGGGCTGTCCCGGCAAAGAAGCCAGCCATACCAAGGGATCTGGTTCGGTGGGACAGCTTTTGGATGTATCCCCAAGGGAGGAACGCTCGTCTGAGGAAATTCAGCGGCTCCAGGCCGATGCTTCGGCTTTCTGGGACTGATGAACTACTTCAGCCCGCCTAACTTTTTCCTAGGGCTGCTCCGGGTTGCCGGGTGGCTGTTTTGGAGAGATCCCGTGGCTAAGCCGGAACCGCCCCAGCCGAAACGTCCCAGGAAGCCCACCCTGGGGTACACGGTTGGGGACATCCCTTATGAGCTGCTGGCCGTGGTGCGGATCTCCTGGTACCGCAAGGGCTTGGCCTACGAGGTCGAGGAGTACCAGATCGAGGAGTCGGACGACGCCCAGAAGCAGTTCCAGTACATCGTTGGGACTGCTCTGCGACAGGGCGCTGACGTGTGCGTTCTTACGCAGTACGAGCCAGCAGCACTTGGTGTGCCGGAGTAGGTGCCCGGTGGCTGGTCCTCCCGAGGTGCCAGCCTCACCGCAGCCGGGCTACTGCGGACTACCCGTTCCCCTCAAAGAAAGGACGGAGCACAAAGGTAGCGACTCCAGGCCGCCACTGCCACATTGCAGAGTGTTACACGACCAGCTTGACACCCTGCTGGTCATGTGTAACTCTAGGGACAGGTCAGCAACCGCTGGCCGCTTCAATCAAGTATCACAATGAACACGCACACACCAGTAGACAACTTCAAGCTCAGTCCCTGGTACTTCGCCGTCAGCTGGGCGCGTCGCATCCTCCAGGACAAGATCGTCCAGCACGAGAAGAACGGCTTCAACCCCGTCTACGACATCCACCAGCTCGAACAGCTTGACGACCTGGAACAGTTCCTCAAGATGAGCTGGGACGAGTGGATGCAGTCCATCACTCCCGAGCAGACTGTTAAGAGGCTGGGCGAATGATCCTTGAACTTGATGACTTCTCGATGGATACCGATGGCCTTGTCACCGTCACTGCTGTTGTTGATGAAATGGTGCTTGTCCACCAGCAAACGCTCCTCGACCCAGCGGAGTACGGACCTGCCCTGTGCCGAGGCACCTTCTACCTTTCGGATGAAGATCTGATCCCGGCCACCGATGCAGAACTCGCCCGACTCTTCTACAACCGCATCGACGACTGGGAAGTGCTCCACCCGGACGATTGAGTGGAGCGAGGCTCGGGAACTCCGTAATTCCAGCGACTACGACGACTGGGAGTACGGAACCGAGCCCATTCCAGGCGATACGCACTGGGTCCGGGCTCGCACTCTGACCCAGCTGTATAGACACCTGATATACGTGTTCGCCACCAGCGACACGATCTGCTCCAGCAAACTCGCCAACCTCGCCATCCACGAGATTCTCAAACTGAGACTCACCGATCTCACCCGGCTAAAACACCAAGACCCCAATTTCTTCGCATGACTGACTGGTACGCCGACTACTACCGCCAATCGCGGGGTTACAACGACAATGATCTGCGCGAGTTGCGCAGTCAGCCGCGTCGTCCCAGCACTTCGGTGCCGGATTGCTACGAGGGGCGCTTTGCCACTCCAGCCGAATACGATGAGTGGCTTGCGCAGAAGCGCAAGGACTACTTCGGCTGATCACTACTGGATTTACATGACTGAAATTTCGACGCTGCCCTTTTTCCGGTCCTACCTGCTGGGGGGCAGGTCTGTTTACCTCGATAAGCTCTCGGAGCTGGCGGATTCCGAGCTGAATCTGCTCAATATCGAAACCTTGTCTGCCCTCAATGAGGCTCGTGCCCAGTACGACACCATTGAGAACAAGCAGAGCGAGGAAGCCGGCCACATCTACCGGCGCATCAAGGTTGCAGGTTATTTCCAGGCAGCCATCAAGCTCGAACTGGACTCCTAGTCGGGCCTTTCTCTACTACACTGCTCGCGTTCTTACCCATGAACATGCACATCCTTTCTGATTCCCAGCACCAGGAATTGGCTCACGCCCTAGCAAAGGTCCAGACCATCCTCGATAGCTGCGCCAGCGTGGTGCTTGATAGCACGCTTGCTACCCCCACCGCCAAGGCCGTTGCGAAGTCTCAAAGTAAGACTCGTAAGTCCAGCGGCAAGAGGGGTGTGTCGGTGCTGAACGACGCCAAGGTCATGGAGATCAAGCGCCAGCTGGCGACTGGTAATAAGTCCGTGGCCAAGATTGCCCGTGAGTACGGCGTTCACATCACCACCATCAACTGCATCAAGTGGGGCAAAACCTGGAAACACGTTCAGCTCCAGCAGGAAGTTACGGCCTGATGTCGATCCTTCCTGATTACGAGATCTTCTGCCTGGCGCGGAAAGGTCTTGTTGATCCCTTCGATCAGGAAATGATTAACCCGGCCTCGCTTGATGTGAGGCTTGGGGAGAACATCCTGATTGAGCAGCCGGAGTCACCGGAGTTTGTCCCGCATTCCATCGCTGGGCACACGAAGGAAGAACCGTTCATGCTCCAGCCACATGAGTTCATTCTTGCGGAGACGTTCGAGTGCTTCTCGGTGCCGAACGTCGTGGCTGGGCAGCTGGCACTCAAGTCCAGTCGGGCTCGGGAAGGTATCGAGCACCTGATGGCTGGGTACGTCGATCCAGGCTTCAAGGGGCGGCTGACGCTGGAGCTGCAAAATGCACGCTCCATGCACGCAGTTCCCCTGTGGCCTGGGATGCGGATCGGACAGATTGTGTTCCACAAGATGTCGCTCCTGCCGAATAAGGACTACTCAGTCACCGGGCGCTATCAGGGAGACCTGCAAGTTCAAGCCTCTAAAGGATGATGAACGAGTTCAAACTATCGGCTGTTGATGCTGTCAATCACCCCAGTCATTACATGGCTGGGAAAACTGAAGTGATTGATGTAATCGAAGACTGGGTGAAGGCCGCGCCCGATGCTGTAGTTGGTGGCCTCCAGTGGCAGGTTATCAAGTACATCAGTCGGATGTGGTTAAAGAAGGATCCCTACGAGGATGCTCGAAAAGCCCAGTGGTACCTCAATCGTCTGGTAAATCATCTGGCGACAGAGGCTTATCAGGAAAAATGAGGTACTGGTGGCGGATTCTCGCCAAGGCCGTTGGTGAAAAGGCGCACCAGCACAGCCGGGTCGCAGATCAGGTTGCGATGGTGCGTCTCTTTATCCTTGGCGGCTACATGATCACCAACGTTTTCATCTGCGCAGGAGTTATTCGCCACTGGAATGGGTAGACGCTTCAAGAGCGGTGAGCACAACATCGCCGCGATCCTCACGCCAGAGCTTGTAGTGAAAATGCGGAAACTTCAGAAACAGGGCTGGAGTTACAGCCAGCTCTCGAATGAGTTCGGCGTTGATCGCAAGCACGCCTGGCGAATTTGCAACGGTCAAGCCTGGAGTTCTGTCAGTGAAGTTCTGTCCTAAATGCGGGAACAAGTCGTTCCGTGTCAAAGAATCCCGGACCAGGGAAGCCAATGTGCGGAGGCGCACTCCCGCAACGAGAGTCAGGCGCCAATGCGTCGTTTGCGGGCATGTCGATACGTTCTTTGAGATCGACGCCGCGCAGATGAAACACTTCGAGGCGCTCCAGCGACTGGAGGAAGCCGTGGTGTTACACCTGCAGTTGGATGACACTGACTCCTGTTACGCCTGTATTCACTGGGATGCCAACGGGTGTTCCATGCATCTGCCCGAAGCGGGTGGGACTTTTGCCACTGAATGTTCACTCTTCAAAAAGTCATGAAGCGACTTTCACTCAACATCGACGAGCGCGTGTGCATTGCTTGCGGCGGCAACACCAGGAACCCGCTGTATTGCGCCAAGTGCTATGACCGGACACCGGCCGGACGGGCGGATAAGTGCCGGGCAACAATGCTGTCGAGGTACCGCCGGGTTCCTAATGGTGGGCCGTGCCAGCACTGCGTTCACTGGGAACATCGCTGCCTGCTCGGTTTTCCAGAAGCTGGAACGCTCCACGCTGAAGGGTGCGCTGCCAGGGAAGTTGAAGGTGTGCTAGAGTAGTACACGAACCCGCCCTACCAGGCATGAAAATTCTCCAAGGCATCCAGCATCTCCACACCCTGGACGATGCCAAGCTCGTGGCGTTTGACGTTGAAACCACCGGGCTCCAGCCGAAGATCGGGGGATTGCGGTTGCTCCAGTTGGCCACACCAGGACAAGACCCTGTGGTGCTGGACTTTTGGGAGTTGTCCGACGAAGACCTGATCGAGCTGGAGCAGTTCTTTGAGGTGGAGCGGACTTGGGTTGCGCACAATGCGGTGTTCGATCTGGGGTGGTTGCAGGAGCATGAGCTGTATCCGCAGGGGCGCGTGCTCTGCACCATGCTCGCCAGTCGTGTACTAACCAACGGGCAGGCAAATGTAAAGCATGGCCTGCAACATGTTGTGCGGCGGTATCTCAAACGCGAGATCTCGAAAGAAGAACAGCGCAGCGATTGGTCCCAGGATCTGACGCTGAGTCAGATGGAATATGCGGCCACTGATGTGCTCGTGCTGCTGGATTTGTACCAGCAGATTGAGCAGCGGATGGCGGAAGGGATGCACTACCACGCTTGGTATTTGGAGTGCAATGCACTGCCATCAATGGCGCAGTTGTGGAGGACTGGACTGCCCTTCAATAAGCAGGATTTGGAGAAAGTCATCGAGGATTTGGATATTGAGCACGTTGAACTTGGTGAGAAATTTATTGAGGACTTTGATGCTGCGCTGCCCGATGAGCACAAGCTCTGCCGGGGGATTGATGGGAAACTGCTGTACCAGACAAAGCCTGGGGCGAAGGGTAAAAAGCCGGATCCCAATGTTTTCAATCTCAATAGCCCGGTGCAGCTGCTGAAGAAATTCACGGCGCTGCTGGGTAAGGCGCCGATGGATATGAAGTCCGAGAAGCCAAGCGCCAGTCGGTCTGCGCTCCAGGAATATGTCGGCGATCACAAGGTCGTGGCTGACTACTTGCGGTGGAAGCGGGTGGAGAAGCGGCGGCAGATGGCGGAGACTCTGCTGAAGAATTTGGCGGATGACGGGTTTATCCGCGCCAGCTATCTGCAGATGGGGGCGGATACGGGGCGGATGAGTTGCATGAGTCCCAACCTGCAACAGATTCCTCGGGATGTGCGGTTCCGGGCGTGTGTTCAGGCTCCAACTGGTTGGCGACTGGTTGTTGCGGACTACGGGCAGATGGAGTTGAGACTGGCGGCGGCAGAAGCGCAGGATCCCTTAATGACCGAGGTGTTCCAGCAGGGGAAAGACCTTCATACGATTACGGCGACGCAGATTTACGGGGTCGCGGAGGATGAGGTTACAAAGGAGCAGCGGCAGGTCAGCAAGTCGGCCAACTTCGGACTTCTTTACGGGAGTGGGGCAAAAGGACTCAGGAATTACGCCGCAACAATGGGAATCCAGATGGATCTTGATGAGGCGGCGGAGGTGCGGAGGAAGTTCCACGCTGCATATAAAGGCATCGCCGAATGGCAGCAGCAAAATGCTCGCGCTGCTGAT